GGTTTAAAGATTCTAATGGTTCTACTTCTTGTAAATTATTCATCATAGGTTTTAAGAAAAACTGTTTCCAATCTTTTGCTTTTGGTACAGGCACAATTAAATTAGCTTGGTCTAAACATGCTAGTGCGAACAAAGGTGAGCTATACAACTGTTCTGTTTTTAATTCGATCCGCGTTCCATCTACATCTAAAAACCATTGTGGTGGACTTGATTTGTATTTAGTTAAGTTACCTAACATTGGCATTTCTTCTTCGCCAAAGCCTACACCAAAACGTTTTGTTCTACACAATCCTGATTGACATACCGCATTGATTGGTGCGTCTTTACATCTATACTTATCATAACCTTTACGATTAACTGATTTAATTAGTTGTTGAACCTCACCATTACTTAACTTCGGTTCCATATATTTTATATTAGCTTCTACAATTTTATCTTCCCAACTATCAGGATGTGCTTGTTTGTAATACACAGCAATATTAAATAATGCATTATTCCTAGACCCCTCACCAAAACCAGTTGATGCCAACTTGTTTAGACAAGGAGGTCCAGCAGGAAACGCTTCTTCTATTTTTTTCTCTTCGATTTTAATTTGTTTAAGGGAGTCTTCACTGCAACTATATAAATCATAGAGCTTATAAAATTCCTCAAGTGAAGCAGCATCGCCGTTATCATTGATCGCATAACGTAATCCTTTTGTTTCATTATAGTAGGGTAAGTTTAAGAAGTTACCTGTATCCCCACGTTCTACAAGTATTTCTGTTTGTTTAGGAAAGATCTCACTACCTTCGTAACCTAAAACTTTTGCAATCTTTTTAAGAGTGCTTTGCATAAGTGCAGCAGATATAAATTCTTTTGCAAACAAGAATACATGTGCACCGCCTGATTTTGATCTACAAACTATTAAGGGGAGATTAAGATTTCGTATGCTTTGAATGAGGCCGCTGTGGTTGAAATTGTAACTGTCAATATCAATACAGCCCCAACGACACGTGTTATCCTCACGAATGGGGATAATGCCGAGAGCCGGACCTTCTCCCTGTAGATGGTTCTCCCACAAGTCATCGCTAACATTCTTTCGAACAATGAATGCCTTACCTTTTTGTTTACTCCCGTTTTCACTTCTTTCGCCTTTCTGGTATTGACCATATGCTATTTTTAATCCTTCAAATATATTTTTAAATTTTTCGCTCTTCATTATCATTTCTACTTAATTTGTAAAGGGGAACCTTTCGATCCCCCTTTATAAAACTAAAACGGTGTTTTAGTTTTTGATGTCTCTTCCACATCAGCTTTTGTTTGCACGTTACCTTTTGAGACGTTTCCAGAAAAGTCTTTTGCATTTAAATACAAAGTCTCGTCTTTTTGTCCCATGATTCTTTCCATGTTTACTACCCAACCATACCAAGAACCTTTGTCGTTCTTTTGTAGGTTTGATTGAAGATTGTAAACAACCCCATGCATAGGTGGTACAGCAAATCCGCCTTTACCATCATCAATTTGAACAGACTTCATCATTGAATTCCATTTTTTACTGACGCTCAACTGTGTTGATTTCATAGTAATTAAAGCAGGACTGTATCCGCCTTGTTTGTTTTCTACCATTACATAGTAATAAGCAGTCTCTTCTAAATAGTTACCGTTTGGTAATCTAATTTTAGAGCCGTCTCTTTTACCTGTTTGGATAACCGGACTACCTGGTGAGTGTGTAGCCACAGGAGCACCTGGACCATCACCTCTATCAGACCATTCCGGATAGTCTTTTTTGTAGTAACAAGGAATAACCTTGATACCTTTCTT